GTAATGTTAAGGGCTTTCTTATTATATGTACCTGAATGATATTCTATTTGTCCGTATCATTTTTATAAATGTACTATAAGCAAATCTACCATGAGCTATCCAAGCTAATTTTGCGCACCCATAATATATTCCGCTTTCCATGCAAAGCACCTCCTTAGATGCCCCATTTCCGTCCATTGAGTTTAATTTAGAAAATCTTTCTCCGGTTTTCTTACTTAGTCTTTGCTGTACTTCACATAGCTTTGAGATAGTTGATGCGCTATGTTTTTTACCAAACATGTGATTTAATTCTCCAATAGGAGGGTTTTTTCTATTTGGGTTATTATCTCCTTTAAAAATATTATTATCTATTGCCCATTGTCTTATTTCAGCTTTTCTTTTTTCAGTAATAGGAGTGCCTTTCAATCCCCTTCTTTTGAGTCCAGATTTTCTCATATTATCCAGATGCTCATCAGTGAATATTTTAGTTTTACCAGACTCAGACATTCTCTGTCTAGTTCTTTCACTAATAACCGATGGCTTATCGGTAGTCTCAGTTAGACGGCAATTAAGACCATTTTTACCGCAAGCATCATGATGTTCTTGCCAAAATCTTTCTCTTTCATTTAAAGCATCAATGCAACACGATTCTATTATACTGAATGAGTGGTTTTCTGCTCCATATTTAATAAGGGAATTATATATTCCATACTGACCTTTACAGTTTAATCTTTCATAATACCTAAACCTTTTGTAAATATCTTTTGATTGACCTACATACACCTTGTTATTTGGTGACTTTAACATATATATGCCACATATTACTTCTTTTCTCATAAACTAAAAAAGCCTTATAAGGTTCATCCGGCCAGAATCCCCCTATAAGGCTTTATAAATATTTTGTCTGAACGTGGCCGCGTTCGTTTAATTACCCTACAAATATACCATATTGCTAATTAACTTTATGCAACAATAATGTTACTCACTAAAATTTGCTAAACCGGATATAAGTTGTAGATTTGAGTATGCAGCGATCCAAAGCTAAGAGAAATAAAAGGAGAGTTAGAGAGGTTCTCAGTATACCAATCTTGGGGCGACCGAGTTAGGAGCGGACAGAAGGAATAGACTTCGACCACGGGAAAGACCGATTCTTATAGCAAACGATTAACTGTGCTGTTTTCACATCGTTTGTCAGTCAAGAGCGAAAATAGTGCTGATAGGTAAGCTATCAAATTTGGGTTTATACTGGATGTAGCTATTCAATCGTGCACGAAAGGAATAGTATCTGTTCGATTCAGATTAGATCCACATGCAAACCCAGGAAAGGGGGTGTTTGATTTGAAATGAGTATTGTACATGGGAGGCCATAATCATGAGAGAAACCAAAGGAATGCAGGTTTGGGTATCGAGCTAAATTCGTAGCTGTTGGAACGCTGTTTGACCAACTTAATAAAGACGGACAGCCGAAGTGTACAAGAAAGTGGATAATTAGTAGAAGAGCAACCCCGTAATAAAATTAAATGGCAAGGTGTCGGAATAGTCTCGCAGGATTGCAATGAGCGGTAAACGAACCCATAGGGAGATCTGGCAGTTCGAATCTGCCTCTTGCCACAAAGTCCTTAGCTATGACTAACTGGTGTACAAAACAGATTGGTTAAGCAAGGCAAAATATTAAAAGCAAAGTCCTCGTCAAGCACTAGTGTTTATGACGGAATCGTCGTTCTGGGAATATAAACATTAGAGAAGCGAGGCAAAAGTTATTCGTTATAGGGACGATGAAAAGTGATTGTGTCAAACGGAAAAATATCGGTCAGATACAAGGCGAAAGTGTACCGAGCAATCATTTTTAAAGAGATTGGAGTGGTTCCCAATATTTAGGTTACTTCCTGTTTACTCAGGTTTTTCATGATTGTGGTTTTTAAGAGGAAAGGTCATCATTAATTTGGTGGCCTTTTTTTTGTGCTCATGTTTTGTGTAACATTTATGATGGAAATTTTAACGGTAAATATATTATCCGTAATATTGTCATATTGCAATGAAGCAATAATAAAAACTATCAAAAGATGAATACAAATACTAGAATCCAATTGACAGACAGCACAATGGATATTATCGTTAAAATGAGCGAAGGAAATCCAGGAGCTATGAATGTACTTATGCAAATGATTAAAGATGGAGGCGCTATTGATCCTGATGATTTTATGGGAGGAATTGGCGCAGTATTAGCTTTAGATTCTCATGGGATTTACGGAACAGACATTTATATTTTAAATAATGACATTTGCGATAGAGATTTAACTAAAATGTTGGCTGTTCTTAGATCATGTCAGCTAGGTTATTTTAATGGTGATTTATTGGCTGACGCTTGTAATAGACAAGATAGATCTGGCAAAGCATTAATTCCTGTTGATGAGTTATGTGATAAAGTAAAAGAACGACTTCCAAATTTTGGTAAGATCTAATTCTTGAATGTTTCCTGATAGTTCATTCAGGAATTGGCCTCACAGAAATGTGGGGCTTTTTTTGTTATCAATAAATGTCTATCTTTATATCATGGCAAATCAATTGGATGTAGTAAGCTTAGAAGAGGCTAAAGAGTTCCTTGTAATTGACTTCGATGATAGAGACGATGAGATCATAGCGTGTATAGAAACTGCTGTAGATTACATTGAGTCTTACACTAATATCATGCTTTACCAAAGAGCTAAGGTATATACCGTAATTGGCTGTAGTATTGAAATATACGATTATCCAATTGACCTACCTTTAGATACCAAGATAAAGCAGAACATCTTAAGCGTTACGGTATTCGGAACAGATGGACAGGAGATATCGGCACTAGTAGGATATGTTGGCAATTCAAATACGCCAAAGCAATTGATCATGGCATGTAAAAAGATGATCATATACTTGTTTGAAAATCGTGACGTATATACCGCGGGCCTTCCTTGGGATATCCAGATGTTAATTAACAAAAATAGACGTTCAGCAACGATATAGTTATGACATTACCTAAACAGCCGTTTGACAATAAAAAGCACTATGACATAGGAAGAATGCGTCATTCAATATCAGTAATGAACTACTCTGTTACAGATGATGGATTTGGAGGAACTAATATAGAGGAGCAGTTTATACACGCAACAAAGGCCGGAAAAGAAGGGGTTAGTGACTACAAAAAAGCTCAATTAGTTGCGGGATTTAGCAACTATGAATCAGCTATTTACTTTGTGGTTAGAAATAGGCCCAATTTTTACCCTAACAAAACGCATCATATAAATTTTGGAGGAAATAAATACAATGTAGTTGAAGTTATAGAATTAGACGATCCATGTACCTTCCTAAAGATACTTTGCGTTGTAGAGGAATAGAAAAAGCCACGTCGATTGATGTGGCTTTCTTATTTAATACAATGGATTGAGTATTTGAATTATAGGTCTCCAATGACTAAAGCATTCTACTAATGTAAATTTAAGATCTTCATTTGGGTGAAAGTAAACATCCCTATGTGGCCTGTCTCCATACTTATGATTAAATAAATAATCTCCTGCTACTTTCGGTAAATCATTTTCAGTTTCAATTTTAGTCCAGCCGTTATTGTCGCTTATCCCCATAAGAGTTTTTGGCCTAACAAATTTTTTTCCTTGTGAATGGCATATTTCAAAATCACATAATACGCTTGGAATTACTTCTTTTTCTATGAAACCTTCTGATGTTATGTAGTCCTCAAAAACCTCAACATCAATTAATGATTTCCACGCATTCTCTATTACTTCCTGTTTAGTCATTACCCTATTGATTTATCCCTGTTAGCATACTTGTTAATTATCGCTTGTTGATCTTTTCCTGGTTTATGATACACATACATCCGATCGCTAGGAATCCACAGCTTAACCAGTCCTTCCGTTGAATTGTTCTTGATCTTATGCTTTGTGTTATCGAATCCATCATTCATATCCAACTTAATCGGCTTCTTCTCTTTTTCAAGCGGTGTCTTGATCTCGAATAACGGAATCGATAGTTTGGTTAGCTTAGCCTTAATAGCTCGATTAGATAGCCCGAAATGATCGGACAAGAACACAATACCTTTGCT